CTGATAAAAGTCCTGTCTTTGTTCAATAGTAAAGCCACTACCAACTCTTACAATATGATTCTTATGCTCAATCATCACACAAGATAACACAACCTCCTCACACTCTGCTCCATTTTTAACATAACGAAATGGACCCATCTCAACATCAACTACAGTATATTCGTCATCATAAAAACTCTTATACTTTAGTAAATCCTTACTTCTTTTACCTTTATATGGAGCGTCTGCCCTTAGAATCAAGCCCTCCCAAGAATTTTTATTTGCCTTACCAGACCATTCATTAAAATCATCATCATTCTTAATTTGTTCATGCTCAAGAACACTCAAACAAAAACAAGTATTCTTTTTCATTACTTCATTTAGATTAGTATAACGAATACTATAAGGCTTATTTTTTTCACCCTTCTTACTATAAAACTCATCGTGACTGATCATATCAAAAATCTTGTAAGAAGGATTTTGTAATGTATGGTCTTTCTTACGAATTTCTTTCATAATACCTTGAAAGTCTTCGTTGCCGTTTTCATCAATTAAACATAACTCTCCATCAAAAACGACATTCTTAATTCCAAGATTCTTAATTCCTCCAGCAACAACGTCTAATGTATCAAAACTTTTACCTGTCCTAGAATAAAAAGAGGAATTACCGTTGCTATCAACTATAGCAATAAGTCTCAATCCATCTAGTTTGCGTGAAACAAACCATCCATCCTTCCAATCCACAATATTAGGATCATATTTATCAGCAAGAGCCACACTAAACTCTGGAATATGATCTGGAATAGCCTTGTTGATAATCTTGTCACCCGCTCTGGTTTTCAAGTCCTTATCAATAACACAATGAATAAGTTCCTCATGGTCTGAGTGATGTTCAATAAAACTATTAACTGCTGCAATAGCGTCGTGACCAGTAATCTTGCGACTCTTTAGATCATCAAGAAGATCAAAGAAATTATTGTATTCATTTTTACGAGATACAAGATGATTCTTTTTCTTTAGGTTGTCACTGGTAATATAGTATTGCCAAGATGGATGATAAGTATATCGAAGAATATTCTTTGCGAAGTTTGCTGATGCTGTTTTATGTCCACAATAATCAAGAATAATACCTTCTTTATCTTTAGTGCTGCTAGTAGCCCTAAGATCGCGTACCATTCCCCAAACATAATTAAAATCGTGAGTCATCCAAATAGTCTCCTGTGTGTATGTCAAGTATACCACAACGCTCAAACACTGTCAACCTCTATATCGTCATCCTCTCTGCGAAACTCAAGATATTGTTTTAAATCTTTGACGATAGGATGTATAATTTTCATCTCAATAACACCATCAGAGTTTTTAGAAAATTTTATTGGGCCAGGAATAAATTTGTCTTGATTACCGTACTCTCTATTTTTTGGATGACCATGAAATAGATGTAAACCACAATTATCTTTTAAATAATTAACATCTTTTATTGGATCGCATAATTGTAATATATTATTTTTATATTCTATGTATTTTTCTTTTACTTCTTTAAATCTTGGAGCAGAAAATAGGGCGCAACAATAAGGTTCATAGTCTTTTACAAAACAAGCCCAAAACAAAGTATCTCCAGCGGTTCCATGAGCATATTCAAATAATCCGCCAATTTTATGATAAAAATTTCTCTCGATACAAATATTATAGCCCGGATGAACATTATCAAATTCGAAAGATTTTTGTTTAAGGATAGATTTGACAACTGTGTGCTTGGTATCGCCAGCATTTAGATTTACATTATTATAAATATTTTTTCTATAAATATCTTTATATAGATATTCGCAACCATGAATAACTTTATGTGTGTCTAATAGAATAGAAATTTTATCAATCCAATCTGGATCAGAGTATAGTATATCTACATCAGTAAATATTAATTTAGTATACTTATCTGGAATTTTAGATTCTATCATATTCCATAGATTCTCTTTTGAAAAGAAAAAAGAGTCTGCTCTTACAATATAATTTGCTTGTGGGATAGATTGTTTTTGTTGTGGGTACAGTAGTTCTATTATATAGAATGGTATGTTAGTTTTTTCTAATTCTTGAATAATTAATTGTAAATTTTTTACTGTGGATTTATAATTTAGAGCATTATAAAAACTCATAACTAGACATATATCATCAGATTCAATGTCTGTGTATCCAGCATATGATTTATTTGTATTCGGTTTTATTATCATGTGGTAAGGTATTGATTTGAAATTTAATATTTCTAAGTCTTAAAAAATTAAATAATTTATTTGGTGAATCTTTTTCTATATTAAATACAAATAATCTATGAATATTTCTATGAAAATATTTTTTAATATTGTTATGATGTTCTTTCCAATCGTTTTTCCAAATTTTAATAATTTCTGATTTTATGTTTGTGTTATATACTTTTTTAAATAAGTCTATATATTGTATTATGTTATTATCGACATCTACAAAAGAATGATTTATTCTACTCCGTATCCAATTATCCATATTTCTAGTATTTAGTATAAATAAACTTTCAGGATAATTAACATCAAGAATATCAAAAAAATCTTTATATATTTGTATGTATTTTAGATTATTTTGTTCTCTTATAAAGCATTCCATATCTCCAAAATAAGTATAGTCTTCATAAGAGTCTAGTGGCAAATAAATATCAGAGTAGATATTATTATATATTGTTTGGGCTAAGTTTCCATAGTCCCAATGAATAGATTTTAATTTACTATAACTATTAAATAGATTCCATAGTGATAAAGTACCACATTTATTAAAGCCAATTTGGAATATTTTATTACAAGAAATTATTTCTTTTGGATAACAATATTTTCTATTCTCTTTTCTTCCCCATATTATATAGTGATATTTTGCAAGATTTTCGTCATTGATACCTGCTTCCACTAAATCTGTATAGTAGTCAATATAAAATTTCCAATCAAAATTTTTTGGAAGTAAATCTTGATATTTTTCTATAGTTTCATCTAAATTCATTAGCGTTTATATTATTTTTAAGTATCTCTAAAATCATTTCTACATCTTCTTTACTATACGGTGTTTGTATACCAAGTTGACTATGCATACCCATTTGTTTATATAGTATTTCTAAGGAGTCTATAATTATTTTTAAATCATAAGGTTCTAGATAATAATAAAAGTTATTTTTGGATTTCATGTTTTCCAAACTTTTTGTTCAATTTTGATATTAAATCACTACCAGTTGTAACAAAAAAAACATGGTAAAATTGAATGAATAATAAGATAAAATCCTGCTAATAAGCAAAGAGTTCCATAAAAGAGAGCTAAAATTAAATGCTCAGTGTAACTCATATTATTTTCTTTAAGATGTTGAATCCATTTCTTGTATAGATTCATTGAACTGTTTCCTATTTTTAGCTAAAATTAAATAGTTTACAGCTTTAATTACACCATTTAAATTATCTCCCAATTTACCAAGCCCCTCATTACATTTACTACATAACCAACCTCTGAAACTATCATCACTATGGTCATGATCCAAACACCATTTTTTAGGTTTTAGTCCACAACACTCACATTTTTTAGGTTTTGGTGGTGCAGATTTGTGTAGTTTTCTTCTTACAGATTCATGTTTTTTTACACATTCTCTACATCTAACATCTAATTTATCTTTGTATAGTATGTGTTTAGCAAAACTTTTTAGGCTTTTGCGTTTTTTACAATAACTACAAACTTTTGTATTCATATTAAAATTATAATGGAGGCGGCGGGGTGCTGCCCCCCGCGTCTTATGATACTTCTAATTATATCTTCTACAAGTTTATTTTATTCATAAAGATTCGAATTTGGCTGAAGAATAAACAACATTTACCAAATCTATCGACAAATCTTAGTCTATCACCCGTCGATTATGATAGAAGCAAAAGGATTTTACGACAGTTTTTTGGACGCTACCCTCATCGCTTCCTAAAACTGTTGCTACTTAATTAAGCAGCAAGAGCTAACTGATTGTTGCCAGTTAAAGCATTGGTAGATTTTTAAAGTGGCCTTTCCACCAACCACTACTTGCTAATATAATTTTCCATATCTAATCGATTCTAATTCGCCCCCAGTATCAAATAAGCTTCAATAATTTAAAAGCTTACTTGATAAGAGTTTCACCTAGAAACAACTCCGTATCTGGTTTCACCATAACGACCAACTTTGGTGACTACATTAAATCCATTTGCTTTAAGCTCTGGTTTAATATCACTAATCGTTGCTCGTAAATTACCAACCTCAAACATATTAAATGCACTTTCTTGACTCAAAGTCTTACCTCTGAGAAGATAGTTCATAACACGATCTTGCTTAGTAGTTGTCATAGATATTATCCTTTTGAATTCTAAAGTAAAAGACCATAAACTAACTTATAGTAGATTATATTTTCAAAGTGTCAACGCAACTTCTATAAAAAGACATAACTATTCCACTAGTTGTACCAACATTTAATGATCTTACAGTACCATAGTTAGGTATTGTTAAGATTTTATCAGATAATTCTAAAATATAATCAGATAAACCCATATTTTCTGAACCAAATAAAAATATAGGATCAATAATATTTTGAAATTTATAATCAAACAAATTTACTGCTTTATGAACATATTGAGGTATATTATTTTCTATAGAAATAATACTTCTTTGTAAACATTGGTCAATAAAAATTTTTTCATTTTGATGATGATATATTGGTATATAATGATGTGTTCCAACACTTCCTCTCTTATCCCATTTCTTTTTGCCAATATAATGAACACTTTTAAATCCAAAAAAATTAGCATTACGAATCATAGTACTAAGATTAAAATCTCCTTCAATATTAACCATTGCTACACTAGCAGATATGGTATTTTTTTGATATTGTTCCTTGATTTCACCAACACTCAAATGTTTTAAACTATCAATCACATTCATTTGTTAATTCTTTTAATTGTTGTTCTAATTTATATAGTTCGTCATATAATGATAAATAATCTTTAATATCCTGCGTTGCTATAATAGATTTTATCTCATGAATTTGATTCTGAATTTTCCATATTTGATCTTGAGTGTTCATTTAATAATTTTTCACAATGATTTAGTTTGTTTTTCATTTCTTCGCATATTTTACAAAGATCTGATTCTATATAATCTTTAATATTTTCTATTTCTTCTTTAAGATATATTATATCTTGATTTGTTAGAATCATTAGAATCCTCCATATTTTTGTCCAAAAAACCATACAATTTTGTTGATCGTGCCAGGAACATTCAAAACAATCTTTTGATGCTAAAATTAAAATATGTATTTTTTTACACCGTTTTGGGATCTGTCTAACGGTACTAACTTATCAGACAGATGATTGATTGTTTCTTGTAAAGTATACTCTCCTCTTTGTAAATATTTTGGATCAGCATATAATGCTGTAATTATTTGAGGAATATAGTGAGAAACAGCAACAAAATATTCTTTTTCACATCCTGTTGTTTTATTTAGTAAGTTTTTTATTGATTCTATATGATCCAGAATAGAATCTCTGTGGTACACAAGCTGATAAATTGTTTGTTGATTAAGGGTTGACATTTTCTTTTTTCTTTAATTTGATTAATTTATGGGCAATTTTTCTAAGACCAGTATGTTCATCATGATAATCTTTACCCATGTAAATGTGACAACAACCAGTATGCTTATCTTGGCCCCAAGCAATAATACCTTTACTATCAACTTTTTCTACAATAAATCTTCCTCTATATCCCATAGGAATATACTCTCCTTGTTTATTCATAAAATAAGGACCACCATTAACCTTGATAGTATCACCTATAACCAATGTTTTCCAGTCAAAATCACGAATAATTTTTGTGTTCTTTTTCTCTTTGCTTTTTACCTTAAAAACAAAAGGAGTATTACAATACTTACAAATAAAACTTCGTGGCCCATTACCTTTACCACAAGATGAACAAATTTTTTGACCCTTCATTAGTATTTTCCTGTGAGTTGTCTAATAACTACTGTTAGTATACCACTCTTATCGGCTTTGTCAAGCAACGTCTTGAGAAATCTATTTTATTCTAAAATAGCTCCACTAAAATATAAATCAATTTTTAATTTAAAATTTTGATTAGTTACTATATAAAAAGTATTTGGTTCTATCATTTCAATATCCCAATCTAAAAATAAAATGTTATCTACTTTATATTCATCATTAAATAAGTACAATTTATTTTGTTCTAATTTCCATAATGAATAAGAATATGAATTATCATTATGATTTGTAATATTTATCATAACAATAGATAATAGTTTTTCATCAGATAATACTTGGGATAGTTTCATCTACCACCATTATTTTCTATATTTCTTTTTGATTTTGTAGAAAAATCTATATATTTTCTATTCTCAGTGCTAAATAAACTATAATAGTCACTATTTATAGTTAGTTCTAGTTCTTCGCAAAGTATTCTATAATCAGTAAAGGTTTTGTCTCTATTATAGACCCTAAATACAAAATCTTGAGCTTTAGGACTCCACATTAAAAAACCTTTTGTTCCACTAGCGTTTTTTTCATTAATCATAAATCACCATTTGTTAGTATAAATTCCGGGTTATAATTTTGGTTCATAGGGTCTAATATACCATCCCAAGTTTAGTAAATCATTAGTGATTTCTGATGAAACTTCTCCTTCTGGAAGATATCCTTCAATATCTGCCATGCCAGAACAATACCAATCCACATAATATTCTTTTTTTGTCAAATCGTCTTTAAAAGTATTTCTTAGTTCTGCAACTATTCCGCCAGAGTGTCTCCACGAACAAGTCCATTCTTCATCGTTCTTAAAAAATCTATTATTACAAAGAGCAGCATAAAGATTTTGAGCATACTTAGAGTTCTTGCATTTAGATACTATCCAATCTGTTTTAAACAAATCATACTCTAAATCTGCTTTCATGTCCATAAATGACTCCTAATTTTAATTAGTTCAATCAACTTGTCAGTATCTTCTCTTTCGTAACTTCTTTCCATCTCATCTATTAAACGATAGTAATGTTTACCATGAGTTGTTTTTGTGATAATATCATAAGGATCATCTCGATTGGGTCTAGTTTTAGTCCACCACTCATACAATTCTCGTATTTTAATTGATGCTTCTGCTTGCGGAGTCAATTTATTATAATCTGGATCATTAGGGTCGCATCCATAGTCTTCTTCATTAAATCTTAAATTACTTGACCACTCAAAATAATCGTATGCTGCCTCAACAGATCGGCCATTTTTAAAAGTGTACTTTTTATTTCGATCCCATTTGCTTAGGTGGGACAGTTCTTTCTCTACAAATTCTACTAACTCATTAAATAAGCCGTGAAGAATTCGAGTATCAAGATCGTACCATTGTCCTTTTTTTAGACCTGTTTTTAGATTGTGTGTTTGTGTTATATATCTATTACGAACATAGCATTTTATGCTATAGCAAAGATCAGATGGATAATAAACTAGATTTTGTAATTTGTGTAGTAACGTATCGCTCATCCAATATCTCCACGGTCTTTCTTTTTTTTGTTTGTTTCTCCAACTTTCCCAATCTTCTAAAGATAGAGCAAATGGTTTCTTTTTTCCCCTAATCCAGTCCGCAATTTTAGAGCAACTCCAGTATTTGATTCGGCTTCTTATCATTATTTTATTGCTTCTCTGCTTCCATTATAATATCTATATTCCATCCTATTGGAGCAACATATCCCGAACCAGTAACTCTAAGATTACCGCTAGTATTAGGATAAACATTTGGTTTTTGATGTAAACTTGTGATACTTATAATTTGTTCATGACCGTCTGGTCTAGTAACTTTAATCTTGTGATTATAAGTTTCACAACCAACAAAACACGCAAACAAACACACTATTAGTAGTAATCTACTCTTGAATTTTATTGCCGATATCATAAGCATAACCATTTTCTGGATCATCACTATAAGTTCCTTCATATTCATTATCCCACCAAGACGGTGATACATCTGGAAGTTCTTTATCCAATTTTTGGTCCTCCCCAATAATCTTTGTCAATTTTTAAATCTGGATTTACGAGATATCCATTTGGATAATGTCTTTTATAGTATTCTTCTTCGAGTCTATCTTGTTCTTTATAATCTGTTGACATTTCTTCGTTATGCCATTTTTTGACTGTTTCTAATGCTTCATCTAAAGTATCAAAATAATGATTTCTAGACGAACCAAGAACATAACTATATATCGAGACTCCAGTAATTTTGCATTCACATTCTTTATCGCTCCAATAATCTCCAAACTCTAAACTTATATTACCTTCAACACTTTTACAATGACCATCAGAGTGTTGAAAATAGTGGTCATATGCTTCTTTAAGAAGTTTGCGTATTTGTATTAATTTATCGTGATCAGTTTTGTGCATCAAAATTATTCTTATTTAATAGTCTTTTGATATTTAGTATGGTTGCTCCAGTAATTTCGTTAGAATCATGACACAAATGAACTTCCACGTTTCTATTTAAAGGTTGTGTATACGAACTAGAATCTTTAAAATAAACTTGTATACTGTCCATATCCTCATTATAATAAGCATACGGCTGAAACTGTCCAGATGGTACAAGTCTCAACATTTCTTCTAAGAATTGTGATGAAGTAACTGTTTTTACAGTACCATAAACTTCTTCCACAGTTTTATTTTGTTTAATCATATTATTCCACTCTTCACTACTAATACTTCTTGTGTAGTCAATAGATTTATTGTAACTGGGATTTATTGGATTGTTGTACTTTCCCCATCCATTTTTATCATACAGTTCTTGCATTGACTCATCAAGATCATCACTCATTTTTTGATAAGTTTTGGACGGAAACATCCAATCAACTAAACGAAAGAAACCTTTGAGGAAACTCATGACTTATACCTCTTCTGGTCTTAATACTTTTAGTTCTAATGCTGATGTTAGGAGCAAATGCTTATTATTGATATTACTCTGTTTTTTCCAATCTATAATCTTTTGTTCGACCCTGTGATAAGTTTCAGTACTGAGTTTATCTACAGTAGAAAATACTAATATATCGTCTGGTTTTAAACTCATTACTGATATTTTTGGCAAATCACTCATGGCTTCTCCATTCTACATCTGTAGTATACTTTTTCATACTGCTAATAAAGCTAATGATTTTTCCTAACAACACAAGATTGTCTTCACATACACTTGTTAAGTATTGATCAAAAACCTTGCCATTAAATTTAAAATCTTCATACAATCCTTTAAGCTGATTGAGATTATTATCGGATATCAAGCCAGCAATATTAAGAGCATCTTGTAAGCCTCTTATTGTCCAATTTTTTTCTTTTAAGGTCTTTTTAAGTTCAATATTTTCTTGCGTAGTTTTAACACTAGGTTCAATCCAAGGAAAATCTCTAACGATTCTTTTGTAGTATTTCAAATCCTCTTTATGTCTTTTGTTACTGGCCTGAAGTTTCCTGATCTTCTTTTCTAGACGCTGAATACGAACTTGATCTTTATTAAGATTGGCTGGACAAGTGGGCCATGCTCCTTCTAAGTCATACAATAAATCTTTTACCAAACCATCATTATGAAACGGATCTTTTTGTGTCATAGTTATCTTATGATATTTTGCTGGCCAAACATACCATAATTGATTCATCAAAATTTGACCATATCTTAATCGCTCAGACTCAGGTTTGTCTCCTTGGTTTGCATAGATGTTATCAATTTTGTAAAGAAATTTTTTAAATGTCATTTCCCCAACTTGGTTATTTCAAACCCAAGCCCCAGTATTCTAAAATTAAATCCAACACCCCAATCATATGTATAATAATATATTTCAGTAGTCAAGTCTAAACTAAAACCATACTGATAAAGATCATCACTAGGATGCCAATTATCGTCCGTATTTGGTGTTTTATAAAATAAAAAATTGAATGGGTGGAACCATTGTATTTCAATATCTTTAAAATTTATCATTTTATAATACTCATAAAATATCCAAAACTAATTATCCAACTTATTATCATAATAACTGTAGACATATTCAAAATCCAGTAGATATCGCCTTTATAATTCCACTCAAAAGTATGAGCAATATTAAGAAAAATAAAAGCGATCCCCATAGAAAGAACAATAGAAATAATAAAAGATAAAGTTAAGTTTAGTAAAAATTGTACTATAAAATTTAACATTATACCTCCAATATTTCTGCTATACCTTCTAATATACTATTTCTAACATTTTTGCTCATATTGCTTAGTAAAATATGATTCTTAAAAAATTCTTCACCCTTTTCTTTTATAATCATTCCAAAAGAGTTTCTTGTCCATCCACTACTTAATGAACGAACATTTTTAAAATCAACCTCAATATTAAAACCAAGATCAATATCATCAAGAATATTTTGTTTTAATTCGGTAGCGAGTTTGGTACTACTTAAATCAGAACCATATATATGTTTGATTTCGTAGTATATTAGTGGCCCTTTCATTTCAACCCCATTTCTTGATCAAGTTCATTTAGATTTCTCAAAGTATCAGTAATAGTAAATAAAGTATCAGAAGAGAACTCAGTTTCTATTGGTACAAAAACCCATTCGTCTTTTAGAATAAAATATCCGTATTCACATTTGTAAACTTTGTCGCTCAAAGTAAAAACATGGGGACCATTACATTTATATGGACTAACACAATTAGGACAAACCATAAAATGATAATACCCATTCTTTTAGATCTTGTTTTGGTTGCCAGTTTAATTTAATTTTTGCTAATGAAATATCTGCTAATGTTATTTTAGGTTCTATTCTAGTTTCATTATATTGTTTTTCAGCATTAAGCCAATTAGCAATAGTATTTATACTATAACTTTTTCCATTACCAATATTTAGAATAGTATTATTGGCACAATCATTAAGAGATAATATATTAGCATTAGCAACATCTTTTACATAAACAAAGTCTCTTTCTTGATTGCCATCATTACAAATATTTAGTCGTTGATTTTTCTTTAATGATCTATAAAAATGACTCAATACACTAACATAAGAACCAGTAGAGGTCATTCTTTCACCATAAACATTAAAGTATCTTAGTATCACATAATTTATATTGTATAGTTTATTATACAGATAAATGTATTCTTCGCCTATATATTTCTGTAAGGCATATGGACTAATTGGTTTAATGTTTTCTTTTTCGTTGGTTGGAAAATGTTCGCAGTTTCCATATACTGATGATGAACTACTATAAATAATTTTAGTAACATTATTTTGTCTCATACACTCTAAAATTTTAATAGTGGTATCAACATTACTGTTATTTGATTCATACGGATAGTCTATCGAAAATTGAACATTTGGTAAAGCGGCACAGTGAAATACAGCACTGACTTCTTTAAAGTGTTGTGATAAATCTTTTATTGGAGTTAATGATAGATCAATATTAATAAAAGAACAAGATGTATTGATATTTTCTAATGATCCAGTTGATAGGTTATCTAGTACAATAACTTCGTGACCATTCTGTATTAATTGGTCAACTATATGACTTCCTATAAATCCGGCCCCGCCAGTTACTAAATATTTCATATAAACTCCAACTCCACTTGACCATCTTTTAAAGTCAAATAAGAACAATCTTTTTCTGTCCAGCATCCACTATTAGTATACCACACAGAATGGCTCTTGTCAATCATTGGATGATGAGTATGTCCTAAACATACAATATCAACACTTTTTGATACGGCATATTTGCGAGAACTACTAATCATATTTTCTGTGCATCTTAAATAGATTTTGGATCGATTCTTTATAAGTTTAGGTAGAAATCTTTTATCGAATCTTTGAATTGTTCTATATAAATAATCTGCTACCTTTGTGGTTTTAGGATATTTATATATGAAATCATCAAATTTATCTCCATGTAAACATAATACTATTTTATTTCCACTCACAAAAGAGTATTCATCTTTAAAATCTACTCCTATCAAATGAGAAATAATCTCAGCATCGCCGTCATGGTTTCCTCTTATCCAAACTATTTCAGTATCTTTACTTAATGTTCTAAGCAAAGATAGTACATTCCAATGATTCTTTTTTAATCTGCGAAAATCTAAATTATCAAATAGATCGCCATTAATAATCAATCTATTTGTTTTAGAATCTATTGACTCTAAAAAATTAAATAGTTTTTTACTTTCGCAAACATCACTACCTAAGTGAATGTCGCTAATTATAATAGCATCATTCATACAGTGTATAAACAAACAATCCAACAGAAAATACTATAAACGCTACTGTTATCATTGTATACATAAAATTATCCTTTGGTTTCGATTAATTTAAGAAGAACTTCTAATTTCTCTGAGTATTTTTCGTGCCAACGCGGCACCGCCAACTATCCTACCTTCATTATAGTCATCAAGACCATAACCAACAGTTGATTCTCTATCTTTTTGATCTTGTATAGCCTCTAAACAAAGTTTTTCTACTATACTTTTAAGTTCATCTATTGTTTTCATTGGAATCCTAATTCTTGATCAAGTTCGCTCAATTTTTCTAATGCCTTGTGTCTTTGATAATTCAATCCGGCGACAAATCCGCACTCAAAATAATAATAATCATTAGAATTTCCTTCGTGATCTCCATCTATCCATATTTCTTTTGCTAATTCTTTGGCTTGATTGTAACCAGATTCTGTGAATTCTTTTTGTTTTTGTTTCCAGTTTTTCATAAATCAATATTTACTTCATGTTGGTTAAGTAGTCTATAAAATTCTTCTCTAATCTTATTTAATGCATCATTAGCATCTTTAAAATCATGATGATATTTATACCATGCTCGTAACTGCTGACTAAATTCCCATAAAAATGACTGAGTCTTTAATGACTTGCTCATTATCTCGTATTCTCTTTGATCTTCTGGAAGATCGAATTCAAATATGGTCTTCATCATTTGCTCCAAAATGTTTCATAACTCCATCACGAACAACAAATACTTTGACTTTGCCACTAGAACGAATATAATCACGCCCACCATCAATCATATTACCATTATTAAAACTCTTATAATCATGACGATGAACGCTATATTCTAAATTTCCCTCATCATTTTCTACCATGCCAAAAGTTAAATCTTCTACTCTATCAGCATTGGCTATATATGGTTTATCATTACGAAACAATATTGCAAAATATTTATTACCAAATTCTGGATGTGGAGTTTCTCTGTAAAATACATCAGCAATAGTATCATGAAATTCTGTAGTACAAACGTGTTTAATTGGTACTCCATCCTTTTCCGAATAGAGTTTGCAAACCTTGTCTATATCAGTTATTGGGCAGTGTTTAATTAGCATGATTTTATCCGGGAAATTCTGGAGGAATCCACTCTTTATCTTTATTTCTACAATTATTACATAGTGTAGTTATCCATCCACTTTTATTTGGTTTACCCTTATTACCACATTCTTCACAAATTTTATAACTCATTTCTTCAGCCATACCAATAACGCCTTCTACATAATCATCGCCACCACTAAAGTAGATGCGAAGTCCTCCTATTTTTTCCTTAATTTGATCAAATTTAACAGGAACGTAGTTTAGGTCTGATTGATCGTTTTCTTGATTATTCTTTGATCTGATTCTGATCCTATCACTTAGATTTTGTTCATGCTGAAATATTCTCCAGCAAACAGATGATAGTAGATCATACCAACCGTTTCCGATCTCGCACCCCCAACTCATACACGATTCCATGGGACTTTTAGTTCTATTTGAAAATAGTTTAGGATACTTTTCAAACAGATTGTTTTGTAGTTCTTGATCCATAATTTCAAACCTTATCTGAACCGTGCAAGATTTCTATCTTTGATTTGTTTACTAACTTAACAAAATAACTACCACAAATACGTTTCTTTACCAGATTATCTTCTTCAAATTCACAATACAAATTAATCCTATACTTATCATCATAAACATTAATAATCTTATTGCCGATATAGTTTTTGGGTTTAGTAATACTCTTAAACAAGAGTCCTTCTACTGCTAATTCCATTAAACTTTCTCCAGATGTGTCATTAAAACAAACTTAGTATCGTTATTACTTTCGTCTGTGAGAAAGTAAGTATCACAATCGCTCAATTCTCCAGATTCAGCATCATAAATTTCTACTTTACTTTGCCAATCAAAAGTTCCATGCTTATGAATACTATTTGCTTGTTCATGTAAAAAATTGTATAGTTCTAACCAGGTCATTTTATTTTCCTTACAAATTTAGTAAAAATTATCTAGCACGACGATTTGCTCTATCTAAAATTCTGATAGTTTCTCTTGCATTAGATGGAACCATCACTAATTGTGGTGCTGTTTTGTGAGCGAAATCATTATACCCCACTGCTCTACTTTCAACACTACATTCTTTACAAATAATTCTGCGTCCAGTTTCCACAAGAAATTCGTAACGATCAATTCCAACATCAGTTTTGCAATAAATACAATTCATAATAACTTCCATTATACCAAAAGTGTTGTGTTTGTCAAGTTTGAATAAAAAATTTCATTATTATTGTTACTAAAAGTATCTTCATTAGTGCTATAAAAAACATTATGTAATTCCAAAGCATCAAGAATTTTTTGACAATTTCTACATGGTTTACTTAATAGTATTCGTCCTTCCCTATTAATTCTAAGAACCACAATCTTCCAATTAGTATCAATAAAATCATATCTGTCTAGCAATTTAGAAACAAGATGGCTTTCAGCATGAACAAATGGGAATTTCTTATAAGTAGAAATATTAAATCTTTCGCCCATCTTAAACGCTTTTGCACTAAAAACAACAGGATTGTTATGAGCGCACTCAATAAGTTTATTGTTATCAAAAGCACAAGCAACATGGAAACATCTAACAAGAGGGTCTGGTTTCCAAAGTTTATATGCTCGCTTAATAGTCTTATCCAATATTTTCATAAGTGTTTCCAAAACGGTAGCGATCTATGCTAACATTGTAGCATTACTACTTATCGTGTCAAGAGCAAGACTGTCTTTAGTTTTTTTTATCTACCGACTTATAAAGACTATCATTATCTGGCCTGATATAAATATCATCCTTCATATTAATGTCATAAATATAATCTTTATTTAATGGCGGTAAAGGAATATTATTTACTTTTTTTGCTGTTGGAGTTTCAGGATTTAATTTTAGTCTTGTGGGTTCTGGTTTATTCATATTATTTACTTGCTAAGATATACAATCCTATATTTGCAAAAGAATATCCCAAATATGCTATAAACATACCAATATTTCCTTTATATAGTTGTTCTATTGATACGTAACAGTATATTAATCCAGTGAAAGCAATTAGCCAAGCACTCATATTAATACCATTGAATTAAAATTTGGATAAAGTTCTTGATATTGTTTAATAGCTAAACATTTTGCTTTTATCTCAAAATCGAGATCAAATTCAAGCCCATAAGTATTAATCGGTTGTGTAGCATAGTCAGCGTGTTTACGGGGATTATTACCCGGTGCTGACTCTGAATAGTGGAAAAGTGGACGGGTTTGCCAAGTATCATAACACATATTAATAGCTTCACATTCTGTTAATTCATCTGGATGACATTTGTGATGTAGATAATCAAAACAAATTGGTATGCGAGTTATTGGATGGAAAATATCTATTAATTCACGAACACTCCAACAATTAAGTTTATCATCACATTCTATTGTAAGACGAGCCTGACAATTCTCATCAAGTTTTTTAAAGTTTTCATAAAATCTACGAGATATTTCTTCTCTAGTACCATTATTATTGTGAACATGAAGGTTCATAACACAATTAGTATTTGCTGGCAATCCAATCCTATCAAAGAAACTGCTATAAAAGTTTAGTTCTGTAATAGTTTTTTCTACAACCTTTTCAGATAAACTAGCCAAACTGTTATACTCCGAAGGATGAGCTGAGACACGAACATTGGTATTTTTAATAGTTTGTTCTATATTATCAAATTCATCTTGAATCTCATCATGATTAGGTAAATCTTCTAAAGATACATTAGCCTCATCAAATGTGATTAATGGAAATAACTCTGAACTAACCCTATAAACCCAGTTATTTTCGTGACAAAATTCTATTGTTTTATTTGTAACAACTAAATTATTAAGAATTCTATCACCAAGAATTTGCAATGCTTCTTCTCTTGGCAAACTTGAAAATCTTTTGTATGTCATAGTTTGAAAACTATAATTTTGTTCTTTTAAAGTTAAACTTATGCAACAAAGGCCCGGTTTCATGTTTTTCTCCCAAAAACTATATTTATACCATAAGTATCCAGTTTGTCAAGCATACTCTTGAATGATTGTATCTTGTCTAGAATTTTTAAGGTTGTTTAGATTAAGATAAAAAGTATAATCATGATCAAAAATAGAACTCATTTTATCAACAGCATTTGTAGAGCATATTGCTTTTTTAGGTTTTTTCCTAAATTTTTTGTTAAAGTGATAGTGCCATAAATATAAATTAGCGGCTTGAATATATCTTTTAGCATCAAAATTTTCTAAACAATTAGATATTGCAAAATTTAAACTCATTAACTCGCAATCATGTTCTAACATAATAATATCATGTAAACTTTTATTCAGTAAATATTCATCTGTAATAATATTATCATATTCAATCCAATCTAATAGAACATTATATGTTTCACCAACACTATTCCATAAATCTGGTTTGGTTTTCCATTGTAAGTAGTGACAATATTCATGAATAGCAGTTTCAAAAACCATAGGATGATCTAATGCTAAAACAAATTCATTCCCATCCTCTCCAGCATCACACCATCCTGCCCAACCATTTATATCTTGTTCTTTATAGAGTAAAACAGCAAAATTATCTTTTAACAATTCTGGAATAATTTTTTGCCAAAATTGATCTCTAGTCATGATTATCTGTCCTTATAGAAGAATAGATTTTGATAATATTGTGTGTGTTTGCGTATAAAATATTAAATTGTTTTTCAGCATCGTTACTATCTTTGGCATCAAATGTATCATATAAAATAGTATTTTGTTTATATGGATCATTTTTTTTATATCCCTGACCTGTTACTAAATATTCACTTAGCATTATATTCTCCATTCATTTATAATTGAAATGCTTCTATTGTATATTTAAAAGGATTATTTTCTATATTTTTAACAAGTTCTAGCATTTGTTGTGCTATCTCTCTTATCTCTAATTGAGCGTTTGGTTTATTTCGTAATGATTGAAAATGAAAAAAACTTCTCCAATTAAAACCTATATCTGCGGTTATTTGTGTATTGTATGGTCTAAAAAATCTAGCACTTTCCTTTGCTCTTTTTCTATCAAAACCATAATCATTTACTAGGCTTTTGATGCAAGCGTGATATCTGTCTAAACCGAGTTGTGTGAAAGATTTAAGTTGCTCTTTCCAAACAATAGGCCAATCTTCTGGAATCAAATATTTATCTTCTTTAATTTCTTTATATCTAGCGGATTCTCCGTTAACATTAACGCCAATTCTATGTTTAATAATATGAATGTGAGAAGCAATATCTGTTGTTACAAGAAAATGCAGATAAGATTTTTCAAAAGGAGTATGATGCCCATCATCTGCTAACATTTTTAGTAATTTTGGTATTCTATTAATTTTTTCTTCTGATAATTCTCTTGATGTACTAGTCCAGGCAGAACAAGCATGAGTATTATCGTCTCCATAATATCCAAGCAACTCTACTTTATTTGTCATATTTAGTCCTATATGCTATTAGATCATTTATCCACTCTAAAAAAGTACGTTGATCCATATCTCTTTTTGCTTTATTGCAAATTTCGCAACAAGTAACTGTATTATTTTTTGTATATCCTTTACTTGAGTCTATTCTGTCTAGACCATTATATGTGAACGAGCCATTTCTTTTTCTTTTACCAACAACGGTTTTCATAGTTGTTCTTGGTTGTCTACCACAATAATAACATATTTTTTGTGTCAATTGTAAAAATTCTTCTTTACTAAAATCAAATTCTATATTTTTTCTTTTACTACGATCAACATAACTTTTATAGCAACAATGTTTGGAGGCTTCGCCCAATGGTTTACTATTTCTCTTTCTTGTTTGATTAGGTAGAATTTTTTTTCTAAATTCATCTAATAAGCATCCACAACTTAATGTTGTTTTTAATCGTCCTATTCTAAGTATTTTTTCGTTTCCACAATCACATCTTACTTTCCAGTTACTCTCCCTTCTATCTTGCCAAAAAACTTTAAAACCTACAAACTCTATAACGGTCAATCTTCCAAATTTTTTCCCGATCAAATTTTGGGCTGGTTTATTTTTCATTGTTGTCTCCACAAGAACTGGTAATATCCATTTATACACCAATCATTGTAGAAATAGAACTTATTGTTTTCTGTTTCTGTATAGATTTTTATGTATTTTTATCGTTAAATCTTTTAATTAGTTTTTCCCATAATGGCTTAAAAAAGTATACGGCTATATATCCAATAATACCATTTATTGCTGCCACTACAATGGAGCCTAGAGTTACTGATTGTTGTTTTATCTCTTCTTTTTCAGGATCCATAATCGCTCAATGAAAAAGTTGGATCTTCTTTATTTAGTTCATATGCTGCTTGATAGTTAACAAATTTATTATCCGTCATATGATTATAAATATCTTTTGCTAATTTGCTCACACTTATAGACAAACCAGTAGCAGTAGGATCATTATCTTTTGCCCAATAATAGTCATAACTATTATCTTCATCTTTAGTTTTTTCTCTAAATGTAGTATATCCTTTTTCTTTAGCCCAAGATCGTACTTGTGTCCATAACATAATTATTT